CTACTGGTCCAATCCATAGTACCAAAATTAGCTGATTGGCAATATGCTCCTTTTAAAATCCATTCTTCAACAACATCTCCTACAGGACCTAAAGTATGAATTCTAATATCTTTTTTATAGAAATCTGAATAACCATCTCTACCTGTAACTGATTCATGTGACAATCTAACCCATTCCATGACAGCTTGTGCTCCTGAAGGGGTTACTGGATCATATAAATCCATTGTGATATTTTCCCAATTTGCTTTACCTTTAAGTTTTCTTTTAACATTGATATGATCAAGAACTACTTCCCCAAATGTTACACTAGGTCTACCAGTTGTTCTTATTAAATATGCTGGGATACCGTCAATGTCTAGTAAAAACCTATTTTGTAATTTAGGCTCAAAAGCGGTAAACATCATTTGATTTGTTTCTAATATTGCCATCTTTTATCTTTTTTTATATAGTTTTATTATTTTATTATAAATATAATACTTTTTAACTTTTTATACAGGGAATGTAGCTCCTGTTGGTAATACATTGAAATCTAATATTATAAATTCAGCTGTTTTAGCTGGTTGTAAGAAAATTTGTCCTACTAATTGATTTCTATCTACTACATCTGGTGTATTATTTGTTTCATCCATTACAACTCTAAAAGCAAATAAACCTTGTTGTTGTTGAACTGATTCTAAATATGGATTTACTATATTTAAAAATCTAGTTCTTGTTTGCAATGTATTTTGTTCAAATACTAAATATTTAGAAGCACTTGCTATAAATTTCTTAAGAGCAATTAATAATCTTCTAACATTAATTCTATCTAATGCTGTTGATCTTTCTTGTAATGTTTTCTGACCCCAAATACAAA